CAGGAGAGAGCGCGGCTCCTTCACTTCGTACAGTCTAAAGAGCCATTCCAGAGCGCCGTAATCGAGCCCGATCGGCCCGCCCATCGATGTGCGCCACTGCGTTGAGATGCGCAGGAACATCAGCACCGCATCCCAGTTCTCAGGCCATACCTCAAAGTCCTCAGATGACGCCTGTTCGGGCAGATCGAGCCCGAACGCAGCCGCATCATCTTGTGACTCATCCACGACGACGCCGCCGGCCCAGTGCTCGGCGGCCTCGGTCAGTTTTTTCGTTTGCCCTTCGCCAGGCTCTCCAGCCATGCCGTGACCACGGCCGCGGCGACCAGAGGCACGTTCAGCAGGTCGGCCTTGGCCTTCTCGCTGAAGCGCACCTCCTCACCCTTGGCGTCCTGGATGCCTTTCCAGCCGGTCAGCACCTCGGCGCACAGCTCGTCATCGTTGAGATCACCGGCTTGGATCAGGTCCCAGATCTCGCGGATGCGCTGCTGTGGCAGCCGCTTGAAGACTGCATCGAAGGATTGTTTCTCGAACCGGCCACCATCGATGGGGAATTCGACAGTGACCGGCCAGCTGTAGCTCTCAGTCTGAGCGAGAACAAAAGCCATGCAGTAGCTCCGTAGATCAGGTGTAGACCAGGCTCAGCTCATCGTTGCCGGCGCTGGTGGGCACCGCAACGTAGGGCAGGTTCAGCATCTGGATGCCGTCCTGGTCAGAGTAGCTGGGGTTGGCAATGTCGGACTGAGCCGTCGTGAAGGTCACGATGTTGCCGGCCGTGCCGCCGTGCTGGAAGCTGATCGAGCCGGTGCTCGAGCCCGTGGCGATCGAGAAGAAGTCCTTGGTGGCGATGCTGGGCGCCTCGATCACCACATCACCAGCCGGTGCGCGGTTCACGATCAGCGACTCCTTCGTGCAACCCACCAGCTCGCGGTAGACCACCTCGTTTGCCATCTGGAAGCTCAGGGACTGCAGGCAGCCGCTGTAGCTGAAGATGGAGAAGTTGGAGGTGTTGCCGTTCTTGAAGATCAGCGGCGCCGACTGGTTGGCGTAGGTGGGAGTGGGCAGTGCCTCATCGGTGGGCGCGTTATAGATGCCCGTCATGGTGAAGGAGATCACCGGGATCTGACCGACCTCGGCGTTGAGATCAAAGGTGCCGCGGCAGCCGGTCACCTTGTGGCGGATGCCGTCGTTGTGGAAGTGAATCGTCACCGAGCTGAAACTCGAGCTCACCGGGGCGTAAGTCACACTGGTGGTGGCCACCACGGTTTCGGAGAGGCCGCAGGCCTTCAGCACCGGGCCGTAGGCGGGCGCAGTGCCGGCAGTGCCGGAGCCGGCCAGTTCCACCTCGAACGTCACCTCGACGCGGGTCTGCGCCAGCAGCTGATCGCTGTTGCCCAGATAGGGACGGATCAGGTCGCGGGTAACGGTGTCAGCCTGCAGCGGGGTGATCTCAAGATTCCGCACCAGGATGGCGTTCGCCGCACCGGTCGGGGTGGGATCGGTCCCGTAGGTGGTTTCAGTCTTCGCCAGAATCAGGCGTTTGCGGCTCAGGAGCGGCATTGCTCGTTACCTCTTCAGGGGGTTCGGAGGAATTGGCCGGCTCTGTCCGCTCGATGAGCTTCCGTTTGCCGGTTTTGGAGTCCAGCAGGTAAGTCCCGCCCTGACCCCAGTATTCATCGACCATCGTAGCCATGATCAGCTCGCCAGATTTGTGACGGAGGTTCGATACATCACACGATAGTCGCACTGGATTTCTCCAGCTGCGCCGTCCGCTTCTGTGAAGTTGAAGGTCACGCCGATCGGCTGGATGTCGATCGCGTAACCGCCCAGCGTGAGGTCAGCCATCAGCTTGCCGTGCAGGCTCTCGATGATCGGATCCGCCAGCTGATCGGGCACCGCACCGCGCACGATCACGGTCACGCGCACGATCATCGACCAGTCAAGCGTCGGCAGCGCCGTGTTCTGCGCCGCCGTGTCGCTGAGGGGCTCCACCACCAGCGCCGGACTCTCGGCACGGCTCACCGGCTCCACGCGGCTGCGGTAGATCCGCGTGCTCACGCCGGTGGTGCCCGTCAGCGCTGTGCGGACAGCGGCCAGGATCGTTTCACGCTTGGTGGTCATACCTTCTGCAATCCGATCTCAACGAAGGCGCCGTCATCGATCAGCCGCGTCTCGCGCACCGTGTAGGCCACGCCAGCCACTGTGATCGCGTCGCCGTATTTCAGGCCGCCGAAGTCCGCCGTGCGAGCGGTCAGCGAGTAGTCAGTGCTCAGCACCATGTCGCCAGAAATGATCTGGCTCGGCATGTCGAGGATGCCCAACGCCGAAACGGCGCCAGCCGTGCAGCTGACGCCGAAGTCGTCGAGAAATCCGTTCAGATCCTCGGTGATCGCCATCAGCCGTACTTCTTCAGTCCGTAGCCGTTGACCGAGTAGGTGGTGGTGCCGCTGGAGGCGATGGTGCCGACGAAGCGGATGTAGCGCTTCAGCTCATCGCGGTTCAGGGTCTTCACCTGCTTGCTGGCTTCCTGAGCCACAGCGGTGAAACCGCCACCGGTCACATCGGTGAAGTCACCGGAGGTGGTGGTGTCGCTGTGCTGGATCTTGCCGGTCATGGTGCCGGAAGCAGCAGCAGCGCCAGAGTCCAGGATGATCTGGATCTCGCCGTCGAAGTCCTTCAGGTCGGCGATGTTGGTGGTAGCGCCGGTGAAGGTGGCAGTCTCCTGCCCAACGGGGTGCAGCGGGAAGTGCTGCAGCTTCTCAATCGTCTGCTGGTAGATCGCCATCGGTGGTCACCTTGGTGCGGGGTTTGCGTTTGGGAGCCTCCACAGGCTCAGGGGCGGGCTCGGGCTCGGGTGCCAGCTCCGCCTTCTTCACTGCCACCAGGTAGCGGATGTCAGCCTCGGAGGCCTCCACCACATCGCCGGCCTTGACCGACTGACCACCGGCAACAGTGTCGCGCAGGATTCTGATCTTCATTGCGAAAAAGGGCGGCCGTTAAGCCGCCCTGCCTCCATCAGATCAGAGAGTGTCGGCGCCGCGGCAGAAGGCCTCAGGATGACGGACGGCGAAGTCCACATCCTGCAGAGCCACCACGCGCACCGTGCCGCTGGTGCTGTGGGTGTAGGGATCCACGGTCAGATCCAGGCCGGACCACATCGCCATGATCAGCTGGCTCCAGACGGCGAAGAAGATGTCGCCGGAGGCCACCTGGTTGGACACCACGGCGTTGTAGCCGTTCACGGTGCCGCCGGGCTCGAACACATAAGCGCCGGTGTCGGTGCCCTTGTCCTTCGTCTTCAGAGCGCCGCGCATGGAGGCGTTCATCAGGTAGGCCATGGCGCCGATGTCGGCGTTGTCGGCAGCGATCTGGCTCTCCATGTCCACCACCTCGGCGTAGGTGGGGGTGGCAGCACCGAAGTTCACGGTGTTGATGCCGGTGGTGAGCTTGATGCCCAGAGGCTGGTTGGAGTTGCCCAGTCCGTAGAGACCCACGCGGTCGATCTCAAGCGCCAGCACGGTGGCGAGATCCTGGCGGATCATCTGCTCCACGTCGATGCTGGATTGCAGCATCAGGCGGCGGCTGTAGTCGGTGAAGGCGCCCACGGTCTTGGGGCTCAGGTTCACCTGATCGACGGTCTGGTTGCTCTCGGTGGGAGCACCGGACTCAGCCACCCAGTAGGCGGTGGCGGCGCCGGTCTGGCGGGGGATCGCCACGTTGCCGCTGAGGCCAGTCAGGGAACCGACGCCCAGACCAGCAAGGGCGGAGCGATTGCGCAGCAGCTCGATGAAGGAGCCGGGGCGGAAGTCGGTGCCGACCAGATCACCAGCCGATGCGGCGGTGGCCACGGTCAGGTCGCGGCGCAGCACCTCGTTGGGCACCATGATGCCCTGCGCGGTCTTGCCGGCCTTGGCGGCAGCAGCTTCGGAGCACTCACGCTCGAATGCAGCGGCTTCCCACAGCTTGCGGTCTTGGGGGTTGGCCAGTGCGTTGATGGCGCGCTGGAAGGAAAAGCTGCGCACCTCCTTCTCGGTCAGGCCAACATCGGAGGCCTTCTCAGCCACGGGTTCAACCTTGGCGCCGATTTTCTCGAGCACAGCAGCGCGAGCCTCGTCGAGGCTGCGGCCACCCTCGATCAGCTGGCGGCCCAGATCAGCCATGCCGTGCTTTTCGGTCAGAGCAGTGATGCCGGAGATGCGAGCGCGCTCAGCTTTGGCAGCCTCAGCAGCCGCTTCAGCCCGCACCGCCGAGATGTCGGGGGTGTTTTCCATCGGAACCTCAGGTTCTGTTTCGGGGGTTGGTGATGCGGCTGGGGCCGCAGGATCGGTCTCAAGAGACCGACCCATACCCACAGTGGGGTCTGCAGGTATGCTAACCACGCTGATCTCGTAGGGAGCCCAGCTAGTAGCGACGAAATCACCGCTGCCGCGTTGCTCCATGTCGTTGATCGCGTAGCCGAAGCTCACATTACGCAGCACGCCGTCGCGTACATCCGCCAGCACTTCCTGCGCGAAGGCGTTACGGCTGAACTTCACCGTGGCATAGCCACGCTTCTTCTTGCCGTCGATCCAGGCGCGCTCCACCACGCCGATCACCTTGTTCGGGTCGTGGTTGAACAGCAGCGGTGCCGAGTCATTCAGACGCGACAGGTCAGCGCTGCGCTCATCGTGCTGCAGCACTTCATTGCCGAAGTAGCGAGCGACGGGAAACTCGCTCGAGAAGGGGAACTCAATCGACCGCTCATCTTCGCTGACCGTGAAGTCAGCAACCTCAGAGCGTTTCAACAGTTGCCCTTCAAGGTCACGCGATAGATCCATCGGTGGTGTCCGGGTTGTCCGTTCCATTATCGTTCGCTGCCGCTGCGTTACCGGCCGGCACTGCATCGGCGCCCGGATCGGTGTCAAACTTCAGGTCCAGCTGCTCGGCCTCATCCAGCTCCTGCCGGCGTGCGCGCATCAGCTCCTCGAGGTCGCCGCCCTGCTCCGCGACCACCTCGCTCAGCGTCTTGAAGCCGTTGCGCACCGCCAGCGCGTAGGCCTCCACCTCCTTGGCCGGATCCACCCACGCCCAGCCGCGCGGCATCCACCGCACCGCCTTGTAGCGATCGGCCTGCATCTCGTAGTTCGGCAGGGGCAGCGCACCGCTCAGCACGGCCATGTCGAGCCAGGCATCGAAAACGCGCTGGTGCAGGTTCTCGATCAGCCAGTTCTGCAGGATGCGCCAGTGGTCGCGGTCCTCCAGCAGGCTCAGCCGGCTGCTCGAGTAGTTTGTCTGGCTGAAGTCGCGGCTGATCGTCTCGTAGCTGCAGCCGACACCGGCCGCCATCGCGCGCAGCATCGCGCGCAGGAACGGCTCGAACTGCCCGTCCGGGGCATCCAGTTGCGGCACGCTCACCGACTCGCCGGGCGCCAGATACTTGAACACGCCGGGCTCGAAATTCGACACCCGCTCGCCGTTCATCACCTCATCGCCCTGAAGCTCACCCTCGGGGCTGGTGATAAAGCCCATCAGTGCGGAGCTCGCGCGCGCGCGCACCACCTCGGCCTGCTCGTAGCCCTGCAGGTGATGCAGCCGCTGGATCGCGCTGGCGAACCACGTCACGCCGCGGGTCTGACCCGGCCGCTCCATCCGGTAGAGGTGGATCACCTCCTCGGCCGGCACGCGCTTGTGGCGCTGGGTCGAGATCTGCTGGTTGCTGAACTGATAATCACCGGGATGATAGGCGAGGAAGTGATAGGCCACCGGGCGGCCCCAAGTGTCCACCTCGACGCCCATCCTGATCTCATTGCCCTGCTGGCTGCGGCCGTTCAGACCGTCATCCAGCAGATCAGCCTCAAGCACCTCGATCGCCAGCGGCACACTGCTGCCGCCGAACGGCTGTTTCACCAGCCGCACGAACACCTCGCCCGACTCGGCGCACGCCCGCACCACCAGCCGCTCGATGTCGTGGAACGTCAGCTTCCCGCCCGTGTGGCAGTGCCGCGCCTTCGTCCACTGGCGCCATGCCTGCTCGATCTGATCGTTCACGCCGGAGTCCAGCCGGCCGCCGCGCAGCATCCGCACCTGCGCCTGGAACGGGATGCCCTGCCCCACCACGTTGCCCTCAATGGCACGCAGCGCCTGCCTGGCGTAGTCGTTGTCCCGGCACAGCTGACGTGCCCGATCGCGCAGCTTCTGCGCTGAGCCGTACACCTCGCTGTCGGCGCTGGTGTTGCCCGTCACCCAGTCAGCCGTCAGCCGCGAGAACTTCGCGCCCTCATACATCCGCCGCCGCGGTGCCTTTACCGGTTCGGGGGTGCCGCGCTGCAGCCAGCCCAGAATCGCGCTGCGGACGCCCATCAGAACCTCACGAACAGGTTGTGCGGGCTTCCGAGCCCATTTGCGACCATTGTGGCCGCCTGTTCGCGCTTAACCTCCGCCTTCAGCTTGCTTTCCAGCTGGATCAGGTCCGCCATTTCGTACTTCTTCAGGCTGCGGGTGCCGATCTTGTACTCCTGCACCACGCCGCCGGAGACGATCGCGCGGATCGCCGCCTGCACCGCTTCGAGATCCTTCTGCGCCTGCGAGCGGCCATCGAACGCGCTCGGCTGGCCGGTGTAGTCCAGCCCGGCCAGCACCGTCAGCTGACCAGCGCCGATCGTGGTCACAGCGCCACCAACGTTGGCCGTTGCCACCGCCTGCCAGTACCACTGATCCGCCACGAAGCCGTCGGTGGTGGCCGCGGCGATCGTGAAGGTCCACCCGCTGCCCGCTGGGGTGCCCGCCACCGTTACGCCAGCCACCGTCGCGCCCTGATGGTTGTGGTTCGTGCGCAGGTAGTAGGTCAGCCCATGATTGCTGCCATCGATCGCAGCGCCAAGGTTGTCGCGTGCCGCCTCATCGCGCCACGTCACCGTGTCACCGGCCCTGATTTGCGCGGGGATGTTCACGGCCTCACCAGCTGGTAGCGAACGAAGGCGCTTTGCCCTTGCCCGATCTTAGCTGCGGCTTGCTGCCACCATCAGCTGCCTTCTGCAGCCTTGCTTCCAGCTGATCCCAGATTGTTCTGCGGTCATACCGCGAATAGAGCCGATTTAATCCCGCATAGGCGTAGACCAGGCAGTCCAACGCCTCGTTCCGTGCGCTTGGCTTCTTCACCCATTCCCTCACGGGAAATCCCTTCACGTACCGCAGCGCCTGCTTCTCAGCCGTCAGCTGCTCGAAATACTCCCCACCCGTCTGCGCATGAAAGTGCAGGTAACCCTCGCCGGGTTCGTTGTGCTTCAGCCGCCCGAACAGCGTGGTCTTGATCGTGTCGCCACCCACCGGCCACACCTGCGCGCCGCGCTTCAGCGTCTGCCCCTTGGCGTTGATGTCCACCTTGCCCGGCTTGCCGATCGGCGGCTTGCCACGCTGGCTCTGACCCTTGATCGCGATCACGCCCACACCAGCGCGCTCCCGCGCGTACTGGTACACCTCCGCCGTCGCGTGGCCGCCGGAGTCCACGCATGTCACTTCCGCCCGCAGCTTGCCGCCACCGGCGTGCTCCCACTCGTGCAGCACCAGCAGATCAAGCTGCTTCCACACCTCCGCCTGACACGGGTCGCCCGCGATCTCCTGGTGGTCGATCAGCCAGCCCTCCTCGCCGCGGCCCCAGCCCCACACGCTCACCGCCAGGCGATCACCGGCTGAGCCGCCACCACCCTGCACGTCCACGCCGATCGTGACCGTGAGCACCGCCTCAGGGAGCTTGCCGGCCAGGTAGGGCTCACAGCGCTCGAGCAGCGCATCTGCGCTCACCTTGCTGGCGTAGTCCTCCTCCCAGGTCTCGCCGAGCACCGTGTTGACCCACGTCTTCAGCCGCGGTGCATCACCCTTGGAGCGCAGGAAGTCCTCAACCACCTCTTCCCAGCTTTTCCAACCCAGCGGGCTGTAGAGCGATGAGATGTGGAACCCTGCAGTCTTGCCGTCGCCGGGTGCTGTCGCGCGCCATTCGCCCGCCGTCAGCATCCGTGTCTTGTGGCTTTCTGAGAATCGTTCGCAACAAGCCTCACACTCGTAGCGCACCGTGCTCGGTTCGTTGTCCTGGTATTTCAGCTGCGGCCACTTCAGCCACTGCATCGCGCCACAGCACGGGCATGGCACGAAGTAGCGCCGCTGGTCGCTCAGCAGGTACTCCGCCTCAATCCGCGAGAAGTCCTTCACCGTCGGCGTGGAGGTCATGAAGATCTTCCGCCGGCTGAACGTGGTGCTCCGCCGTTCCGCCAGCGTTACCGGGTCGCCCTCGCCGTCCACGTCGCCAGGAAAGGCGTCCACCTCATCAAGGAAGATGTAGCGGCACGGCGTTGATCGCAGGCCGGTGGCCGAGTTTGCCCCGGTCAAAATCATGATTCCGCCCGGATACTCCTTGGAGAACATCGTGTTCCCCGAGTCCCGGCTGCGCGCTGGCGCGATCTTGTCCCGCAGGCATGGCGTCTCGGTGATCAGGCTCTCCAGCCGCTGCTTGCTCAGCCGCTTTGCCATGTCCACGGTCGGCTGCACCATCAGCATCGGCCCCGGCGCGTGGTCGATCACATAGCCCAGCCAGTTGGCGCCGCCCTCTGTCTTGCCCAGCTGCGCGCCAGCCATCAGCACCACCCGCTGCACCGAGCTTGTCGTGCTCAGACAGTCCATCACCTCCTTGAGGTACGGCGTGCGGTCCGTCCGCCACGGTCCCGGCTCAGCGCTGGCCTTGCCGGATAACACCCGATGCGCATCAGCCCACTGGCTCACCGTCAGATCAGCCTCGAACCGCAGCGCATCGCGGCAGACCTGCAGCAGCTCGTCAATCGCTGATGGCACTGCTCAAGCCCTCCAAG